AGGTAAAAAGATGTGGGAGGAAAGGTATGGAACACAGCGTGAATTACACCAACGACTACAGGAGGAATTATGAATGTAATACCAATAAAAGTTAAAGAAACTAATGATTGGATTAAAAAAAGACATTACGCAAAAAGGATGCCATCAATATCATATGCTTATGGTTTATATGATGACTATAAAATGATTGGCGTTTGTACTTATGGTATGCCACCAAGTAGCACTTTAGCTGAAAGTATTGTTGGTAAAGATTTAAAGCAATATGTAATTGAGTTAAATAGATTAATTACAGAAGATAATTTACCAAAAAATGCTTTGTCTTTTTTTGTAGCTAGTACATTAAGAATGTTGCCTAAAGATTTTGTTGTTGTATCTTTTGCTGATGCAAATATGGGGCATAGTGGATATATCTACCAAGCAACTAATTTTATTTACACAGGCGTATCCTCAAATACATCAAAATTAATAGACAAGTATGGCAAAGAGTTTCATTTTAGAAACATAGGTCATTATCAAAAAAACAATAGACTAAATGTTGGTTTAGTAAAAAGGAGGGTTGATGAAGAAAATATTGATAGAGTAGACGTAGCTAATTATTTAAAAAAACACAAGGGAGATTGGACTGCTAAAAAATTAGATAAAGAGTTTGGTTATAAAGATACTTGTTCTCATTGGTTTAGAACTGACTCTGGCTTTAGTTTTCCAAAAGTTGATGATTGGGTAGCATTAAAAAAACTTCTTAATTTTTGTGATAAATATGATAAGGCAATGTTAAATTATAAATTAACACCATGCCCACAACAAATAATACAGAAATTAGAATTAAAAAAAGTAGATATTTTGCCAAAGCATAGATACATTTATATAAAAGGTAACAAGCGGTTTAAAAGTAAAATAAAAAATAATTTTAAATTACAATCTATGCCTTACCCAAAAGAAAAAAATAATAACTACAATATAGGCAATGCATCACAATTACAAACAATTTTGACATTTTAGGAGGAATTATGCAAATAGATTTAGAGAATTATCAGTATCTTGAAGGAAGTAAATTAAAAGAGCAAGTAGGGGGTGACCATTATTCTAAGTTGGCTATTCAACCAGTTACTTATATTAACGCTAATGGGTTAAGCTACTTACAAGGTAATGTTATCAAGTATGTTACTCGTTACAAAGATAAGAATGGTTTGCAAGACTTAGAAAAGGCAAAACATTATATAGATTTACTAATAGAATTGGAGGACAAAAAATAATGGCTTACTTAGGATATAAACGGAAAGCATATATGAACCATATGAAAGAGCAAGAAAGAATCAAAATGTGGAAAGCAGAGCAAGCAAGAAAACGCTTAAAGCTTAGGAGGTGGAGAAACTTATCAACCACCTTTATGCTACAGCTTGTAATAGTATTACTCATTATAGTTTTTTATGGTGTGTTTGCTATGGGTATCATGGCAAATGAAAAGGGTAGTAAGGTAGGTGTTGGTAATTTTGTTATGGCAGTATCATACACTGAGTCATACGATGACTTAGTATATGTTAGTAACTTTGTTAACTGCGATATGGCAATGGATTATTACAATCAAAATTGTACCGATGCAAAAATCATGATGTGTCAATTGGAGAAGTACCTTTACATGCCTATAGGGCATAATAGTGACTCATCATTTGACTTTGAACCAACAGATAAACAATCATGTGGCTTTGTTGGTGTACAGAAACCTAAATTTACGGAGGATTAAAATGGAAAGAAAAGATGAAGACTGGATAAACCCACCAGAACCTAAAATGGGTTACAACGGATATTTTTTTGAACTAGAGGAGGAAGACAATGGGTAAAGGAAGTGTACGTAGACCAAAAAACATTAGTGATGAAGAGCTAGAGAAAGCATGGAACTCTATTTTTGCTGGACATCCTAGTGAAGAGCAATTTGAAAGAGTTAAAAAAGACATCGTTAAGCGTAAAAAAGATGTCGTTAAAGAAGATGGGTATGGAAATGAACTACCTAAGACTAACGACCCTGATAGATTTGTTGATGATATTGGGGATGCATAATGGCTAAAATATCTCCAACTCAACGAACACTAAAACGCATGAGAGAATCATGGGACTACGTTCTAGTAAAAGTAGTCGAGCGCTGGAACGCTCATGCATTCAAAAGGCAAGACTTGTGGAACTTTGACATACTAGGCATATCAATAACAGGCGAGACTCATGCGGTGCAAGTCACTTCATACTCTAATGTTAATGCTCGTATTAAAAAGATTGAAGAGTCTGAATATACTCCACACCTACGAGATGCAGATTGGGTATTGCTTGTAGAAGGGTGGAAGAAGGAGAAGAACGGAAGATATAAATCATATATATCTGACTTATCATAAACGAAAGGAGAACTAATGATTGATGTAGAAAATTACAACAAAGTGTTTGGTAATTACTTGCAACAAGACCAGTCTGATTTAGTAACAGGTGCTATTTATTTAGGTAATAACTATAAAAAAGCAAATGATTATTATGGTGGCTATCAAGGTAATTACTTAAAAAGAATTAAAGCTTTATTTCCTGATAAAAAAAGTATCTTACATTTATATGCTGGACAAATAGATGATACAGAATTTAAAGGAGATAAGGTAGACATAAACCCTTTGGCAGAAGACATTAAATATGCTGATGCTAGAGAGCTGTCTAAATATGTAGATAAAAAATACGACCTAATAATTGCAGACCCACCTTATGGACAGGATAGGTTGGAAGAGTATCGAAAGCGTTATGGTTGTGATGCTGAAACTTTAAATGTTAAAAAAGTATTTAGAGAAATGTATCAAGTTACCACCCCTAACGCACATGTTGTTTGGTTAGATTGGGCAAGACCTTTTTACAGAGGTATTGAGTGGAAAGAAAGGGGTGCAATTTTATACCGAGGAAGCACAGGGCATAAAGACAGAGTAGTTAATATTTATTCACGAACTGAGGAGACTTAATGGACAACTATCAAAGATTCATTCATGTGTCTAGGTATGCTAGATACATACCAGAACTAAAAAGAAGAGAAAATTGGGATGAGACAGTTACTAGACTGACTGACTTTATCCGTAAACATCAACCAGCATTAGGTAAGGACATAGATAAGATACATGATGCTGTTTTAAAGCTAGAGGTCATGCCATCCATGAGATTGCTTATGACTGCTGGTGAAGCATGTGAGAGAGATAACATATCAGCTTATAACTGTAGTTATCTTGCAATGAATAACAAGAGAGCATTTTCAGAGTGCTTATACATATTAATGAACGGAACAGGAGTTGGGTTTAGTTGTGAAAGACAAGAGATTGATAAGCTACCACCTATTCCAGAGAGTATTAATTCTTGCGATGATACTATTGTTGTTGGCGACAGCAAACTTGGGTGGGCGAAGGCGTTTAAGAAACTACTATCTAGTTTATGGGAAGGTGACATACCGACCATTGACTACTCTCGTGTTAGACCAGCGGGTGCAAGGTTAAAAACATTTGGTGGCAGAGCATCAGGACATGAGCCATTAAAAAGATTGTTTGACTTTGTTACTGAGACATTCATTAATGCTAGAGGTAGAAAGCTTAACTCATTAGAAGTACATGACATCACTTGTATGATTGGTGAGATAGTTGTGGTAGGTGGCGTTAGGCGTTCAGCTCTTATCTCATTATCTAATCTTACAGATAAACGTATGAGAGAAGCTAAGATAGGTGCTTGGTATAACGAAAACCCACTTAGAGGTTTAGCTAACAACTCAGTAGCTTATACAGAAAAGCCTGACATGGAAGTGTTCATGGAAGAGTGGCTATCGTTAGTTAAGTCTAAGTCTGGTGAGCGTGGTATCTTTAACAGAGTTGCATCTCAAAAACAAGCAAACAAATGGGGTAGACGTGATGATTCACTTAACTACGGGACAAATCCTTGCAGTGAGATAATTTTGAGGGATAAGCAATTCTGCAACCTGACTGAAGTTGTAGTGCGTGCAGAGGATACTCATGAGTCATTAAAAGAAAAAGTAAGGTTAGCAACCATACTAGGTACTTTTCAGTCTACTCTATCTAAGTTTCAATTCTTATCTCAAGAATGGACTAAGAATACTACAGAGGAAAGATTGTTAGGTGTATCATTAACAGGGATTATGGATAATAAGTTTATGGCTAATCCTGACCCTAAATTTTTGGAGGAGCTGAGAGATGAAGCGAGAAAAACAAATAAAAAGTATGCCAAACTCTTGGAAGTTCCTGAGTCTGCTTCTATTACCTGTGTTAAGCCTAGTGGTACTGTGTCTCAACTTGTTGATAGTGCCAGTGGGATTCATTCTCGACATAGTGATTACTATATTCGGACTGTTAGAATTGACAAGAAGGATTCTCTTTACGAGTTCCTCAAAGACAAAGGAGTTTCTGTCGAAGACGAGGTATATCGTCCTGATAGCACCGCAGTGTTTTCATTTCCTATTAAAAGTCCTAGAGGGAGTGTTACAAGAGATGATAGAAGTGCTCTTGAAGAGCTTGAAACTTGGTTAATCTATCAGAGATATTGGTGCGAGCATAAACCTTCTGTAACGATTAACGTTAGAGAACATGAATGGTTAGAGGTGGGTGCTTGGGTTTACAAGCATTTTGATGAGATAAGTGGTATATCTTTCTTACCTCACTCGGACCACTCGTATGTTCAAGCCCCGTATCAAGAGGTAGATAAAGATACATTCAGGAAGGCGTTAAAAGAAACACCTCAGTTGATTGAGTTTGAAGAATTGATTGAGGATGACGACAATACTGAAGCAAGCCAAACTCTTGCATGTACTGGTAACAGTTGTGAGATAACATAGCTCTGTAAGCTCATATAAGGCTCGTGGTGAGGTTTTCTCATCACAGCCTAGGGCTTACCCTTCCTTTTCTATTTGTCTTACTACAGTACATTCCTCTGTAAT